TTGAAGCATAATACAAGTTGATTCGGTCAATCGTGGACTTCTGATTAAACGTGTAGCCGGGCGCAATCTCCGGCGAGGCAAACTCAAAGTCGCGCTCATACCGGCGGATTCGGTCGAATACACTCTCTAATACTACGCTCTCTTTTTTCTCATCCATAATTATCTCATCCGGTCGCTTTGGTTGATGTTATGATTTTTTCGTTGTTCGATTTGATTTTCGGTGTTGACTAGCAAAGACTTGGCCAGTTGAAGCTGATACGCCAGCGCGTCAATCAGGTCGTCATGCTTGCCACCCGGAAACTTCAACGCCTCCGCCTCCAAGTCAGAACACTCGCTATCAATATGGTAAATTACACCTCTCTCATAGCGCGGAACAAGCCCACGGATACGAGTCTCCTTTTTGATTTCTTGGTGTGATAATTCCTTAATGGGCAACATCTTGTTGCGCCGGTGTTCCTCTTCTTTCAGAAAAGGCATGATAGCGTCCGATAGCACTGTTTTCTCGATGCCGATATAATCCCAGTATGTCCGCTCGCAAGATGCGAACAGCGCCTTGATGAGATCGGCCGAGTCAATCTTCAATCTCTTCGCCGAGATATACCAGTTATTTGACGCGTCCACGTAATTCTCGACCCAGCCGGTGAAGTCCGCACTATCCCTCTGCGAGATAGCAGTGTCAATCGTCAAGTATCGCTCCACCGCCTTGTATTCCGCCTCTTTCCGCGTTATTTTTTTAAACCAATTCTTTTTAAATTCTGAATTTATGTCGTCAGTTGGCGTCTGCTGATACAAGCAAAGCCATTCTCGCGTTCCCGTTACATTCTTAATTTTTTCCAAATCGGCCACCGAATACCGCTCCGGCCACAACGCTTCGCCTTGTCTGCGATACTTCTCGTCCTCCGTAGCAATCGCCGGAAACTGCACAATGTCCCACTGGTCGCCACCCTTCGCCTGCTCATCCAGCAACCAACCAGATAAATCGTCCTCATGCCAGCGCGTCAATATCAGGATTATCGATCCGCCCGGTGCCAACCGAGTATAGGCCGTGCTTCGATACCATTCCTTGATGGATTCTCTCATCATCTCACTGTCAGCCTCCGCGCGGTTCTTGTGTGGATCGTCAATGAGTAATATGTCCGCGCCCCTGCCAGTAATCGGCCCCCCGACACCACAAGCGATATACGCCCCTCCATGATTGGTGTTCCACTGACCGGCAGACTTGCTATCTTCGGCCAAGCTCACGCCCGAAAAGATATTCTGATATTCCTCTGTCCCCACCAAATTGCGAACCTTTCGGCCGAACCCAACGGCCAAATCCGCCGCGTATGATGTGGCGATAATCTCATTTTTGGGATGTCGGCCAAGATACCAAGACGGAAACTGTATTGAGCCAAGCTCTGATTTGCCGTTCCTCGGCGGAACGAATATCATCAGGCGATTGCACTCTCCGCGCTCAACCGCTTCCAGCTTCTCGATAATTATCCGGTGATGCCAGTTAATCTGATAAGACGGAAAATTATACAGAACATAATCAGTCAGCCGCCGGCTCGCCAGCTCCCTTCGCGCCAGCTCCGCCTGCGCCTCCCTCTGCAAGTTTGAGTAATTCTTCATTCGTCATTTTTTTATAATCGGAAATTGCCCTCTTGTCGTAAAAGTCAATGTCTCTCTTGTCTCTCCATCCAAGAATATTCTTAGCGGTGAAAATAGCAAATGTCGGATTATATTTTCCGGCCAGCGCATTCGACACCAAAATCCCCTCTTGTATCTCCTTGCATTTTTTATAGGCCTCGGCAAACTCTACATGCGCGCCACACCATACATTCAATGTGTCCGTGTTTACATCAATTTTATGCGCAAATTTATAGAAAAACGGAAACACCTTTCGCTTCTCGGCTAATAGGAAGAAGTCCATCAATCCATCACAATAATCCGGGATATACTTCGTTGGCCTACCCCCATGATTGCCCAATGCGTTTTTATTGCCTTTCGGTGCCGGCATAAAATCTATTCGATGGTCGCCACATCCTCAAACTTATTTTTCTCAAATTGTTTTTTAACGTCTTCGATAATTCCGATTCGTAGCATATAGGCCTCAATCTGCTTCTTCTGTCGGCTAGCCTCCAATTCCACCTGCTCCAATGTGCGTTTCAAGTCTTTGGCCGTTCCCTTGTTATATTGCAAATTGTCGTCTTTCGCGGTTGCCTCGTATTCCTCCAACGCTCTTTTGGCCTCAACGAGCTTGTCAGTCGTCACGTAGTAGCTCACCTTAGTCGTGGCTACCCCAGCCACTAAGCCAATCCGCTCTTCGTAAAGTTTACTGATCGCGATTTCCATATTTGTCGCCTCTTTGTTTTTCATACTTTTTGTTAAAAATTATTTTTGTGACAAATAGCCAGACCCTATCTCCACCTAAGGCATAGTTATTGTGATAGATGTATCACGCGAGGAATACTCCTATCACTCCACTCTCCCGAGGTGAAGTCCTGATTCGGAGCTTGCGCATAGGGTCTGGTTCATTCGTCTCCATAAAAAGGCTTAAAAACCTGCTTATGGAGAAAGACGAACGCGTTTATGCTTGGCAGAATTCTAGTTTTTTTTGGTCGGCAGAAAATACTGGGAAATAACGACCCTCGCATGAATTGTAGAGCTGTGTTTTATTTTAAAACTTTTTCAAAAAAAAGGACAGAAAAATCTATCCCCTGAAAATCCTGAAAATGCAAAACATTGGCATAAAAAAGATTATCACATCTCATTTATACCACCATGCAAAGAAAAAAGCAAGCTGTGGATAAACTATGTGGCTAAACTACTCAGACTTAATTTCCTTTTTGATTTTCCTCGCATCCTCCAAAATGCGCCCCACAGCGTATTCAATNCGTCGCGTGGCACTTATCCCTCCGGACAGCGGAACATCGCTCTGACGGCCTCCTAGCCCGTTTTTTAGGCATTCCAGCAAGGTGCTAAGGTATATCACTGCCTTTGCCTCGCCCAACGGCTCACCGAATAATTTATACACCAATACCGGCTCGCGTCCCAATGCCTGAAGCTTGCACGTCTGCTCCCACCATTGTTTCACGTGTGGCGCTTTGTGGTTTTTGCACTCAATCCCGAGATTGCGTCCGTTGATAGATAAGGAAGTGCAGATGTCAGCTTTCTCGCGATTACCACTGCCCGAGCCGTGCGAACGCTCCGCGCGCGAATCAAGGCCGGATAATCGTATCTGTTCACAGACCCATTCCTCAAGCAACTTCCCCTTTTGAATGTTTGATTTTGGCAAAGACATAGCAGTTTGAAAAATATTTCATAATAGTTTGGGTTGTGCATTCCTTATTCTATCCTCCGCAATCTTCACGTAATCAGGGTTGATTTCAATCCCATTTTTAATTATTCAACGAGGTGGCGATTGCTTGCATTATCTCTATTGCTACTTGCGGAACAATCGCATTACCCAGCGACTTCAATCTTTCAACTCGGTGTCGGGCCTTTGACCAGCCAGTGAAGTCCAATCCTTCGGGTAGCCCATCATCCACTCTACAAAATTCGGTTGCAACTTCAAGCCAATTTTGCTCCCATCCTGTGCTTTCTCTATTTGATAATCTGTTCTGCTTCTCACCGTATTGTTCGTTCCGCAACCCTTGTGCATCGATGCTGATGGGGTAGCGAGCATTGCAATATCGTCCCTCAAAGTTATTGAGTGTCTGCTCCCCGACTTTTGCTGAGTTGATTTCCGTCTTGATTGTGCGTCTGATGCTGTTGGCGTTGCAAGCGACAAACCACACCCTGTCCCTTCGGTGCGGGGCGTTGACGGCGACAGCTGGAATAATAAACGGTTGGACTTCGTAGCCTGCATTTTCCAAGTCAACACACACCTGTTCGAATACCAATCCGCCTGACATAGTAAGTAGTCCACGCACGTTTTCAACGATGACCCATGTCGGCTTAACTTCTCGTATAACTCGTAACATTTCCGGCCATAAGTAGCGGTCATCATTTGTTCCTTTCCGCTTTCCTGCCTGTGAGAATGGCTGGCATGGAAATCCACCGGTGAGGATGTCGCAACTACCTCGGCTAAAATTTTTCCACCCTTGCCATTCGTTCTGCTCCCCGGATTGCCCGCTCTGGGCGTTGGCAATAGCCCTGATGTCGTCATAAATATAACTGTTAGGCCAATGTTTTCTTAAAACTTGTTGACAAAATTTATCATTATCACAAAAAATATGCTCACTGTTCGGCCAAACAGTATCTACCGCCAAGGCGAATCCGCCAATGCCCGAAAATAAATCTAAATGTGTCATATTTTTAATTATTCAATGAGGTGGCGGCAAGGTTAGAGCTTGCAGGCTTCATGCTTTTTGGGATGATATCGTTCCCGCACAAGACATTTACCAATTATGCACGATGACTACGTATTCATCGTCCATCCTAAATGCCTCAATTTAGGATATAATCAGCTGTTCTCCGCCAGCCACGCCACCTCGCTGATGATTACTTAATCATTTTTAACGACCAAAGTTGAGCTTGTTCGAGGTTTGTAATAACGATTGACTTAATTCTTTGGTCTAATAATGGGCTATCAAATTTCTTCAAGTTTTCGATTACTTTTGCTATCTCCCTATTAGTGTCATTGACATTAAATGTAATTTCTTCTCCCATACATTTTTTACTTTTTAAATTATATCAAGGTGTGCCTACAAGAGCAGTAGTGGCCAAGCAAATATCTACAAAAGTAGAAATTTAGTTTTTGTGTTGTTCAGACAATAAATACTCTGCGCCACATTTTATACAACTTACGAAATACCGATAATCTCTCAACGCCAC